TCCTCGATGGTAAACGCCCTTTTCTGAGCGTTTGCCGAAAGCAGCGCCATCACGAGTGCTGCCGAAAACATCAATCTCTTGTTCATATAACCTATAAATATTTATATTTCAGATGCAAAAGTAACAATTATTTTTGGATTTTCTGCAACCTTTTCACTACTTTTATCGTCTAAGCTATAAATAACATTGATAATAACATAAAAAAGAAAGGAAAAGACAATGATTTTGAGTACAACTTTACTGTGTTTCTCAGTGTTTAAAGGGGTTCTCTGATGCTCTGATAACTTGAAAATGCCGCAATCATGCACCATGTTGCACAATTGCGGCTCTTAACGATGAAAATAAACTGAATAAATACTGCACGGAATTATGGCAACACTTAGACTATATTTAGATACGAGGGTAAAAAGGCAGGATGGTACGTTCTCCATCCGGCTTGCTGTCAACCACCATGGTGGGACTGCCTTCATTTCCCTCAATCAATACTGCAAGAAAGACGAGTGGGATAAAAGGGCTTGCAAGGTGCGCAAGCGTCCGGATCGTGATGCTATCAACGACTTCCTTCTTGACCGTCTTAATTTTTATAATAGAATGATGATGAAGGCGCAATGCAGGGAAACATACCGTGGCGACATTACGGCTAGAGAACTTCGGGACTTAATCATGCTTGAAGCCGAGCCTGCAAGGGAGAAGGTCGCCCTGCTTCGAGATGGCTTCATTGCCTACGAGGGCAGGAATCTGAAAAAGAACACGATAAACAGATATAAATATACTTGGGCAAAGATTGAAGCTTTCCTTGGGAAGGAAAAAGCGGCTCTGCTTACATACGATGAGATTAATCGGTCTTGGCTTGAAGATTTCGATGCGTTCATGGCAAAGGAAGGCTTGTCTAGAAATACCAGAGCCAGCAGGATGCTCTGTGTCGCTGCTGTCTTCAACCTTGCGATAGATAATGAGCAGACGAAAAACTACCCTTTCCGCAGGTACAGTCTCCGGCTTGAGACAACGAAAAAGCGAGATTTGTCCGTTGAGGAAATCCGCTCTATCTTCGAAGCTGGTGGTGATGAACTGGTCGAAATGTTCCTGCTGATGTTCCTGCTGATTGGTATCAATGTGAGTGACTTGTTCGCCTTGACAAAGGAGAATATCGTCCGTGGTAGACTGGAATACGACCGAGCGAAGACTGGTAGGCATTACTCCATCCTTCTTCATCCCGAAGCTCTCCGAATCATCGAGAAATACAAAGGGGAAAAGAAGCTGCTTCGTTTCTCGGAGCATTTCAGGAACGTTGATGTTGCAACGGTCATGATTAATAAGAAACTCGCAAAGGTGCGCCCAGGGCTTACTACGTACTACGCTCGCCATACGTGGGCATCTATAGCCTTCAACATTGGTATACAAAAGGACGTGGTGTCGCTTGCGCTGGGTCACTCGTTTGGTGTCCGGGTAACTGATACCTACATCAATGCAGACCTATCGAGAGTAGATGAAGCAAACCGCAGGGTTATTGATTACGTGCTGTACGACAAAAAATAGCCTTATTTCTTGCGAATTTGCCGCAGAAACGGCTCAAATTGTTTTTGGGGATAGTTTTACGTGCTTACCACGTAAACGCCACAGAACGCAAATTTCGGGGTAAATCGGGAAAAGAGCACAAAAATACCCCAGCGGTGAAAAAGTCGACCCGCTGGGGTAATAAGTGGAGACCACTTTAAACATTCAGTGATGCAAAGGTACGCTTTGCCTTTGAAACAACCAAATTATTTACCAAAAAATTTCTTCCTCAACAAATCATTGATAAATCGTGACTTGTTGGGCAATGCGTTGAGGAAAGGCAGCAGGTCGTTGTCTATCTGTATGCCAACAAGCTTGACCGTTGCGCCTGCACCCTTCTTCGTTCTCTTGATGTTTCTTCTATTATTCTCCATATCCGTGATTTTTTACTGGTTCTCCATTTACTCGCAAAAGGTTGCGCTGCTCGACACGACACTTCTTCGGGTACTTGCGTGGAGTGCCATCCTTCTTGCAGGTCTTGCCTTTATATACCAGGCAAGGCAAGGAGTTATATTCGTAGCCTCTATGTGAAATAATCCAATCTTCAACCCTTATCGTATCGCAGTTGTCGCTGATATAATCGCCAACCTTAACTGGGCTGTGCTCCGTAGCAAATTTCCTTGCCAGCATTACTCTTTCCTTCTCTGCCTTCACCCTGATTTCGTGCAGGGCTTTTCTGTACTCTTGTTCTGTCATTGTCTTCTGTCTTTTTTAAATTGCCTATCTAACTTCGTTTTCATTCTGTTCATCTTGTGCTCAAGCCTGCCAATCTGCTTATAAGATAGCCACTCCGGCTTGATATTCAGTTCCAGCCAGTACTGGCGCATTTCCTTGCAATGCCGGGCGATGCTCGGGAAATAGAGGTGTCGCTCGTATGGGTTGCGAAGGAAGTACTTGCAATCGGATAATAGACGACCAAGCATCATGTATTTATGCTTTTGCCCTTCTCCAAGACTGACAAGCCTTCCGTTGTCCCCGATCCACAGCATTGCGCCCTCTCCCTTCCATTCAAAGTCGAAAGCCTTGCTTACCGGATAATAATAGCCATCGAGCACTGTGCCTTCCTTGAGGTCTCGCCCTATCTCTCGCAGGCAGGTTCTTCCCCAGCTGGTCGTTACCTCAACCACTGCTTGTGCTGGTATCTTGTCGTATTCCTTCATATCTTGATATATTGTGCAGGGCTTGCGCCCTGCTGGTTAATAATTCTGTTGAAATTGTTATCTGTTTATTCTCTCAAAGCAATGTTCGGAAGGTGTATATATCTCCATGCCAGTCGCCCAGTTAATGTAAACTTTAAATGCCCCTACGTTGCGCCCGAACGCCTTTGCTTGCATCATTCTTTGTTTCTTGTTGTCGAACTCAATTTCTTTTATCCCTACAACATTTCTCTTGCGGTCTTCCGCTCTTAAAAGTGCTAATTCCATAATTGTCTTATTTCTCGATGAACACCCTGATATTCTGACCTTTTCCTCTTCTGTTCCAGTACCAGGTGCCGTCAACTGAATAATCGGTATCTCCACCGCTGCAAACGAACTCTGTACCTCCCTTATCCCAGTAGTGCTGACCTTTTGTTCTTACCTTTGCCAGTGTCACCTTTACCATATTTGATGTATCCATATTCTTGTCGTTTTGTGCAGGGCTTGCGCCCTGCTGATTAATACTTTTCAATCCAATACTCTGTTTTAAAGTTCACGCATAAGCCTACAAATTCAGACTTGAAATAACCTTGTCGTACCCAGTATGGATAATGTCTGTCGGCTTTCTTTAGTCCCCTGAACAGCTTGTTCAAGAATCGCTCTGCCTTGTCCTTGCGTGTGAAGTCTGCCACCTCATCGATTTCCTTGCCTTCCATCTGTCTCTTGATGTAATATTTTGCTCTTGCCATATATCTGTCCTCCCTTGATTACTTAGCATACAGTGTTACAACCAATCCTCTTCTGAGTGCGCAGCGGCAAGCGTCCATACCAGCCTTCAATGCTCGCTTGATAAACTTATTGAAGAGTTCTGCTCCGATGAGCTTCAAAATTCCGCTTACTCCTACGAGTGTGTTTATCTTCTTGCCATCCTCTGTGCGTCCGAAGACCTTAATACGGAAGTTTGAGTTGATAAACTTTGTTGTGAACTCTAAAATGTTTGAATTTGACTTTTTCATTTTCTTCTCGCTTAACCGTGTTGCGTAGGGCTTAAATTACTGAATGTTTATTGTGCTTATCTCCTAAACACGATGCAAAGATATTAATATTTTTCGGTTCCACCAAAACTTTTCCCGAAAGATATTAATATCTTAACTTTTATTGGCTGTTTATGTCGTAAGCACGGCTGTTTTCGGTCGTGTTCTGTCGTTTTCGGTACGCTTTCGGCTGTTTTCGGTACGCTTTCCACGCTCTATATAATAATAACCTGCACGCATTAACTAGAATGAATATAATCTAACTCTCATATCCCCTACCCCTTTTCTCTCAATGAAAAGTGTTCTTCGCACAAAAATGGGCAGAAAAACGCTCTCCTGCGCTTCCTGCCCTTCTTGAAATTGATATTATGATTGAACCTACTGAACTCTCTTCTTGATGCGCTCCTTTATCCAGTTAACGGCAATGAGTGCCAGGAATAGCAATACGCAATCGCCAATGAATAATCTTATCTTGTGCCATGTGCTCACTGGCTTCTCTACCTCCTTTGTCTTGTATCGGTTTACGTAATACTTGACCTTTACGGTGTCGGTCACGAATTTGTAAATGTCGCCTACGATGGTGTCCGTCTTGGTCGTTGTCTTCCATCTGGTGGTCGTAAGATTGTGCCACCTTTCCTTGATTATGGTGTCGCCCTTGATGTACACCAGCACGCTGTCATGCTTGAATACGCTGTCGTGCTGCCGGGTGTCCTGCCAGTGGATCTGTCGCTGGTTCACGCTGTCACGTCTTGCACTGGTGTGTGCGCTGTCGTGATAAACTGTGTTATTTTGCGCTGTTTTGGCGCAGGAACAGCCAAAAATCAAAAGTGGGGTAATTATAAGCATGGCGAGAAATAACGCCACAGAACGCAAATTTCGCCCTTTTCTTGAATTTTCCATACTTTGAAATGTTTGATTGATGTGTTTATTATGCAAGCACCTTGATTTCCAAGGCTTCCTTGGCTCGCTTTAAATACTTCTCGCAGGCTGCCAGTCCGTTGTACCCTCCGTTTATCTTTCTGCGGATAGCCTTCAAGTTGTCTTGGTCTGCCAACTCATTGCAGCCGAAGGTGTCGAATACCCACATCGAGGATTTCGTTGCTCCCAGAGAACGCTCAAGAAGTTCGGGACTTCCCACAACATCGAAGCCGCAATAATTGGCATACTTCCGATAGTTGGCTCGCCCGGTAATCTGTATCAATCCCCTACCCTTGTACTTCACGCCATCGCCATGCTGGGTGTTGCCGAGGTCTTTCCTGCCCTCGTAGGCTCTGCCGCTTGCCAGTTCCTTTGTGTATCTCAACTCTCCGCTTTCGTGGGCAATCTGTGCGAGATAGTGCGCCATACGCAAAGGAGTATTGATGTGGAAATGCTCTGCCCATCCGTTGATGATTGGAAGGTAGGTGTCTGCCCTGCTGCCTGCATTCGGCATTACCTTTAGAAGTTGTGCTCTAGTTATCCTCATTATCTCCTCCTTTCTTCCGCTCTTCCTTCATTATCTCGACAACCGCCTTCGCAATTTCGTCCTTGTTCTCGAGGATCACCTGCATCGTGCGGTCTTGCTTGCGTATCTCAGCCTTCTCGTATGCCTTCTCCCGGATGCTTTTAAACTCACACAGAAGCAGATACACCGTCCAGGCGATGGAGAACATGGGAAATGGAGAGATAACACACGTAGCCACGTCCATAAGCGAAGCAATACCGAATGTCGGGAAATACTTCTTCGCCTTGTCGCACGTCTTCTTTAGTCCGGTTGACGTTCTTGCAACATGCAGTTCCTTCGCCTTCTGTATGCCTGCTATCAGGTCAATTGTCATCGCTATCAGAATTGTAGCGAAACAGATAAAAATTACTAGGGCGCACAGATAAAGGTGGTGCACCTGAAAATCGTGAAATACTTCGCTCATATCAATTTATTTTTTTGGTTATTCCAATTTCTCCCAGTCGATGGTCACGCCCTTCCCGATGATGTCTGCCGTCCACCTGCAGAATGCCATACCCTCGTATCCGTCCGGATCACTGGCTACGGCAATAGCATACTGTACGCAGTCGCTCTCGGTCTTGATTACCTTCGGGTAGAAGTCCGCATAAGCCATATTAGCCAAATAGAGAATATCCCCGAGGGTCGTGCCCTTTGAGATTATCTCGTTGTTTGTCGCAAGCCGGATTTCGTCTACCGTCCAACGGTGGCTCGTTCCGTCTACGTTCTTCATCTGCTCGCTTGCCTTGATTGCTAGCTGCTTCGTGAAGTGGTAGCCGTGCTTGGCAACGTATGCCACGTACCCACTGGCTCCCATGAGTGCCTTTGCTGCCTTCTCGTATGGTAAGCTGTGGATGATGTCGCTCTCTTGATGCTGGTGTCGCTCTTCCTCGCTATCGCAGGAATGGCGCAAAACGATGATTTTCTTCATTGTGCGCCCTCCTATCCTAGTTTGTCGAGTAACTGTTTAAACCATGCCACGAATGCCGCTTATATCGCCCTCAAGTGCCTTGAAACGCTTTTCGGTTTCCTGCTTCTCCTTGATTGCCGGGTTCAAAGCTGCAAGAAGTTCTTCGCCCTTCGCTTTCCGCTCCTTGCTTGGCTCGTATGCCTTGATTATCTCATCGGCTTCATTTACCAATTTCCCAACTTCGGGCAAAAGGTCTGCCTTGTCGGTTGCCAGTACGGTTTCGCCTGCAAAGGTTACTCCCAGGTGTTCGGGGATGGTGTAGATGGTCTGCTTTCCCTCAACATCGATTGTTACGTCTCGCATGGGCTGTCCGCTGCTGGAAATGGTTGCGATGCCAGTGTTGATGTGCGGCTGGTTGTCTACGACCTTGCCTTCCTTAACTTCCACCGTCTGCTTGTCTAGCAGATAGACCGGGTGATTTCTCTGTATATTCTTAAATTCCATAATGCGCTTTTTTTAGATAATTCGATAAATAGACAAAAAGGGGTCTCACTGATAGAACAGCGAGTTGCCCCTTGATAGATTTTGTTTAGACCGCCTACGCTCCAGTTGTGGTTGTGGTGGTCTTCAACTGCTGGATAATGAAACCAGTCTGCTCTCTGCGCTTGCTGTCCTCCAGCTGGATGCGAAGGTCTTGCTCCCAGTGGTTGTTGAGAACGTCAACGATGCGCTGGGTGTTGTCCTTGCCCGAGTTCTTCAAGTCGCAAACGACCGTCTGGATGAGGTTGCCGAGGTTACTGAAACCTCGCTCCAGCCCAGTATTGGTGTAGCAGAACCCCTGCTGCATTGCGTTGATGATGTCCTTCTGCCCCAACTGGTTCTCGTAGCCCATACGATTGATGTTCTGCTGCGTGGTGCAGCAACAGTCCTTCAACTGCTGGATGATGTTGAGGTTTCCGAGGTTCGCTGCGTTGATTACTCGCTCTGCGCTGAAACCAACCTTGCCGCCTACATTTTGGATTGCTGCCTGCACGCCACAGACTGCATTCTGCAGCTGGTTCATATCGCAGTTAAGATTCTGCGCCAGCTGACCAAGAGCAACGTTGTTGCCCTTCACTGCGTCCATCAAGAGAGCCGTATTATTGCCGTCCTGCATCTGTGTGCGAAGGCTCGCAATCTGATTCTGCAATTCCGTGTCCTGCAAATTGCCGCCACGGTTATTCCAGTCTCGCATCCAAGCCATCATCATCATATAGGCAAACGGGTTATTCATCCAGTTGCCCATACCACCGTTCATTGCTGCCAGCATAGTCGCTGGATCATTGTCTCTACCTCTAGCGAGCAACGCTGCCGCCAGGTTGTCATTGCCACCGTCCCCAGTGCAATAGACTTTCTCGATTGTGTCTGCCATAAAATTTTGAGTTAATTATGTCGTGGAAGCCAAATATTGGAATCCGCTGCAAAGTTACTCTGATTTTCGGCTCGCTCCAAAAAGTTAGTGCAGGGGTATTTATCGAATTATTGTCAAAGAACGCTTTTGGTTATTTTCTTTTTGTTTCTTAAATGCAAATCGGCTCTACGTCCTTGTTTAGAAGGGTCGCTTGTGCCGTGGCAAGTCGATAAACTCGAGACGTACTGATATAGGTGTAAGACATCTTGCTCAGATGTCTCACTGCTGAAACGGTGCGGTTCAGAACGGTCGCAATGGTCGTTATGCTGAATCCTGCGTGTATCATCTGCTCAACGACCATACATCGTGTCATTACGAGGTTTTCTGCTCTCGACTTGCCGAGAACGTCTTCTCTTGTAATGCTCAACTCTCCGCTCGGCAGTTCGATGGCACAACACTTGATTACGTTGTCTATAACTCGCCATAGTTCTTTCTCCTTGTCATTCATATATAAAAATGTTTTAATCGTTCCCCAACATCGAATCAATCATTCCGTCAATGGCTTCATCGGTCATGCTCTTCTTTATAGAAGGATCTGCGCCAATTGACTTCATCATCATAGCTACCCAGGGGTTGTCACTCTCCAGCGTGGATTGTATCTGCTCCTTGTATGCTTCGTGAAGTTCGCCCGATTCCTTGAAATCCAAAAGAACCGTTCGCAAGGCTTTCACTGCGTAGTTATCCATCAGCAAGGGATTGTCCCTTGCCGATGATAATTTGGTCAGAAGCACTGCCAGTGCTTCATGTAATTGTTTCTTCTTCATATTGACTTATTTTAAAATTTCTAAACTCAGCTACTTAGAGTTTTATCTGATTGTGATGTTAGCATCAGAATTTGGCATCTTAAACACAGATGCGTAAGTTGGAACTTTATCAGGATTGTTTATCCAATTAGCAGATTTCAAAGAGATTATATCTGCACTAACACCTTCAATTACTGGCTTTGTGTCTTCGTAAGTCAAGATACTAACATAACCATTGCACACTTGAATTGTGTTATTGATTGAATATTCTTTGTTTGTGCTTACAGATACTGTATGTAGTTCATTTTGAATCTCGTCATAACCTAAAGCATTAGCAAGAATATTTCCATATTTACAATAACATACATCTGTACAATGTCCTGCTACTCCATTATGCACGATTGGATGGAATTGGTTATCAATACCCATCAACATCTGCCCTAGTAAGCATCTGTCGTTTATATTGCCCGTGTTAACGTATTGCAAGTTGTGTTCATCAGCAATCTTCTTGAAAGCGGCTTCCTTTTGAGAATTATGCCAAAACATCTCACTGACAACAATGGTCGCTCTCTTGTATTTGTTTTGTAAAAACCTAATCAATCTATCGAACCCTTCTTGATATGTATCTACATAGTTACCATTTTCACCTGCCCTAAATATTATCAAATCATAGTCCGTATCACTAACTTTTGAAAATAAAGAATCTAAATCCACATTATTCGGATTGGTTTCCCAATCAAATATATTAAAAGGAGTTACTGATGCACTTACATTCTTTTGCTTCAGTATTCGTTCTAGATAATTCGTCCAAGTTGTCTCAACCTTGTTTGTTGAAGCCATAGCCCAAGACTCATCTCCATAATATCCAATGTCTTCACTCTTGGCATGCGAGGTCAGTGAATTTCCCAAAGCCAAAACTTTTTTGTAATTTATCGGTAATGGGACTAGTTCACCATCTATAACTTTTAGCTGATAAGGATTGTTGTCTGCATCATATACATATTGTTGCTTGTTTAATTTACTTGCAATTGAGTTTAGAGTTTCATTCGTTTTCTCTATATCTGTTGCGTAGGCAAAAGCACTTTCTACGCTTACCATATTAAACCCGAATACAACTATACCTCCAAAATCGGCTGCCAACTCTGAAAAAACACCGTCCCAATGTGGTGAATATAGAAAAGTCTTTTCGCCAGATTGCTGTGCTCTTTCGTAAAGCTGACTGCATGTTGCAGAATCGTTAGTTATAGACAAAGCAACGGTTTCTCCTTTTTTGATTAATATATGCTTGTCTAAAACATTAATCGTGTTATTTCCTGGGCTTAGAACTACGTTAGTTCTTGACCTCTCCACAAACATATTTCTTTGGTCTAGAAGCCCAACCCTCAAAGAGAATACCCCATTTCCATTGACACACGCTTTAATTTGATGGAGAAAACCATCTTCATTAGCAATAGAATCACGAACCACTAGACCACCATTTTTATGAACCTCAAAAGGGAAAGTAGTTGGTTCTCCCGGGAAATCATCAATTCTGCCATAAAAATTCTTATCAAAATTAGTCTTGATTAAGGCTTTAATAGGCAATATATCAGACTTTTGGGCATAGCTTGCCTTATTGTAATACGAATCTATATTTTCTTTATCTTCCATACCAGTAGCCATCATTAAAAGGGGTATAACATCCTCACTTCCTCTGTCAATAATAAATAAAGGTACAACGGCTAATCCATTCTTATTCTCAATTTCTTTCAGAAAAGAAGTTTCCTGACTTCCTCCTACGATATTACAATAGAATATTTCCGCTTTACCCTTTCTGACTTCTGCATATACGATGCTTACAGAATCCTTTGGTACGTCAATGCTAAATTCTTTAGTTAAATTTGTTCTTTTTGCATAAGGGAATAATATTACAATATTAAATTTACCTTTTATAGTAACAGAGGTATTATTATGGATAAATGTATAGTCATCTAAAATACCCCAATTAACTGCTTGATTGCCTTGAAATGCGTATGGTGAACCGAAATCAATAAAATAGTTTCCAAATTTACCATTATACATCCTTTTCAGAATATTAAGACCATTAAGAGAGCATTCCACGTTGTCAAAGTTTGGGTACACTCCGCTTTCATAGCCGATGTAGAAAACTTTTCCGTCTTCAGGGGTTGCATTTTTACTTGCCACTCCGGCAAATGTGTCATCTAAGTCGCTGAGTTTAGAATCCTGCTGCTCTGCAAGCTCAACAAGACCAGCGATAGCACCGCCTACCCTCTCGGCTGTGTTCTCGCCCACCTGCGTAGCGTTCTTGACCGCTTCCGCCTGCTGTTTAATTTCGTCTATTGTTGCCATATATTAATCTCCTATTGCATGAATGTGTGCCCTCGTTCCTCGCTGTGCCTTCACTTCCCCTTTCGGGGTGAATGCCTTGAGGTATTCGAGTGCATCTGATAAATATCTTTCTGCCATATCCATGATGTCGTTGTATTGCTTGTTTCTTGATACATCTTGGACATGGTCTGAATAATCGTCTCTGTGGCGCATTCCACCTGCTCGGCTTATAATTGTGCCATCGGCACGAAAAAGCCTCGCATACGTGAAATAAGCGAGTGCTTTGCGTATTCCGCTGGTGTACTTCTGCACCTTGGTTTCTTCTTGGCTGCAATCGCCCTCCTTCTTGGTGGTGTATTCGCCACCGTCCAGGAATACCGCAGGCTGGAAATCGGGCAATACTGAATCACCCCACTCTCCCTGCTCGGTCGCTGCCTTGAACCGCTCCCACCCGATAGCCGGTATGATGTTCGCATCCTCGCATTCCCGAATGTATGCGTTCACATCATCCTCATCTAGGTGTGTGCTGGTCGGTCGTGCCAGTTTTTGGAACTGATCAACCGTGATAAGTTGTTTTCTTTGTTCTCCCATAGGCTCAATCAATTAGTCTATCGTGTTGTTCCCTGCCACCTCGCTGCTGATATACTTTAGCGGCTGTAGCTTGGGGTCTAGGTTCTGAATGGCTGGGTCGTGCCAATTCTCGAAAATCTTCTTGAAGGCTCGCTCGATGAAACGCTGCTCGGTTGTCACTTCGCCTGCATAGTATTCGTAAGCATCCTGCATCACTTGTCCGCTGAATCCCAGCTTGCCAATACGGATGGAGTAGAAGAGTTCTTGATGGAACTGTGCGTAGATGCGTTCAATAACGCTGCTGTCGGTCACGGAAAACTCCTTGTCGAAGTTTTTTGTCGGGAAGGCGACAACCTTCGGTTCGTCTTCCTCGTTCTCCACCTCTACAGCTAGAATCTTCGCTGTGTTCTCGTCCCCTTGGAACTGCAAAAGGTCTTCATCGGAAATCATCTGTCCGCTCTCCACCTCTTCGCCATTCTCATCGAACTTTGGAACGCCCTTTTTGGTTACAAGCATACACGATACGAGGAAGTTGTTGCGGACGTTTCTCATCTTGACGTTGCCCAATCCCTCATCGGTCGAAATCTCAGTGATGGCTGAATCGTAGCTGGCTGTCGGATAAATAAACTGTCCGTCTAGGCTCTGCCACAGAATCTGCCCCTTGTAGCTGTCGATGCCTCCTGCGTTCTCAATCTGTTCAAGAACGATGTCGGGGTCGGGATTGAAAATGTTGATGCGTTCAATAGTCTTGTCGTTCACCATCAACCGCTTTCCGTTCCTCGTTTTTTTCTGCTCCCAGTCGGGATGCAGCAAGACGTGCGCCACGCTCCCCTTGTCGTCCGTCTCTTCAAGGCGGCAATTTTCAAAGGGTACGTGGCTCACGCTCGACACCTGCCCTAGAACGTTGTAGTTTACATGAAGGGCAAAGCCTCCAAAGCGTGCGAGGTCTTGCGCTACGTTCCGGAGCAAATCGTCTGCCGTGTCCCCCTGCGGGTTCATCGCCAACGATGCTAGAATGTCGCTATCGAAGCCGTAGCCCTCAATAAATCGGGCATATCGGTTAAGGCACAGCATTGCCGTACCGCTGGCTTCCGTGATGCGTGCGAGGTTCTGCGGATAAAGATTATCATATCCGTATGCCTGCATCTTGAATCGGCTGACGTAGCCAATATCAACTCTTCGCTTTGGCTTCTTAACTGTCTTAACGTTCATATTGCTTGTGTCGTTTTACTTGTTGTTTTACTCTTCTTCCTTGCCTGCTTTTTCGGCTTGGTCGAGGTCTTTCTTCTTGTCGCTGCCTGCTGCTTTTTCGGCAGGATCTTTCCCGGTGGTATCATCTGCACCGCTGTCGCTGCCTGCTGGCGGCTGCTTGTTCTCGCTGCCTGCTGGCGGCTGCTTGTTCTCGATGAGTTCATCGCTGGGTATCTTCTGAAAGTAGCTTTCCATGTGTGGGTACTTCGTCAGATATTCATGCGCTACCTTGTCGGTCAGGTTCTCATTCGTGAAAATCTTACCATGGTAGAAATCCGGGCAGGAAATGATAAAACCTGCCTTGAGTGCGTAATTACATGTTTTTGGCATTGCCTTTTCTTTTTTGAGTTTTAGATAAATTTCAATCAAAGCATCGTGGTAACACTGCTGGCAGGTTGTCGGTACAAACCGCTTGCGTGTTACCTCGAAATATAGAGTTTCTATAACTGCCTTGTCAGTTGCATCAAAGGGACTGTCGAAACGTGCCTTCAACTCCTCGACCTTGGCTGTTGCTTCCTTGTATGTCATAGGCTACGCTGCTGCTTCCGTCAGAAGGCTCTGATACTTGGCTGCTGTTGTCTCGCTGTCGGTGTCAAAGAAGAAGTAAGCTGCCTTTGGTACGCTCTCCTCTTCCAGCGTGATAAGCCAGCCGCCCTCGGTATCGTCTGAGTACTTGTCGTTCTCGCCTGCGCTTGCCTTCAGTGCCTGCGCATATCCGAACACCTGATACTCTGCCTTTCCGTCCGTTCCCTTAGAGAGATTGCGAAGGATGATAACGAACTTTCCATTCGCCAGTCCGTCAATGATATTTGCGCAAACGTCAGGTGTGTTAGCCAATACCACGACTGCTACGGTGTTCTTCCAGCTGTTGCGGTACGTGCCAACGGTCAGCTCGGTCTTGGTTCCAGTGAATGGCTTGCTGCCTTCCTGCCGGATAGCGTATGCTTTCTTGCCAGTCTTCAGAACTAATGTTTTAATTATATTGCCCGCTACAACGGACTTGGTGAAGTCGATGTCGTCTCGGTTGATGATAAGTCCATCGCCCTCCAGTCCCTTTGTTACTTGGTCTTCGCAAGGGATGATGATGTCCTGAGCGATAAGGCTCTCGCAAGTTGTTGCCATATTAATTCGTTTTAAATTGTTATATCCCCAACACCGTTTTGTGGGTGTTGAGGATTGTCAAAATAACTTAATACTAAACTGAAAATTTGGAGCGATTAGTAAGCTGCATGGATCATGTCCTCTTCGAGGAGAGCCGTTCCAATCTTACCAGTAGCATAGAGATAGTTTCTGCGCTCCTTCTGGTCGAACCAGATGTCGAGGTCGCTGATGAGATTGTCTGCGTCTGTACCAATCATAAGGTGCTTAGGGTTGCAGAATACCGCACGGTGTGGAAGGTTGACTGTCGTTGTGCCCTTCTCGTATGCTTTAATCATTCTGTCCCAGATGCCGACACGTGCAATCTTCACTCCGTTGTAGGTCGCTACTTCGAAGCCATCGAACAACTTCTCCCATGGCATAATGTCGTGGTAGGTCTTCTTGAGGTCGTAGGTTAATGCGTCAGCAAGCGAGCGTGTCATGAGCAATACGGCATCGCTGTCGTCAACGATACGTGTGTCTGCATCCATCAAAATGGTGTCTACAAGTGTAGTAGCCGCACCACTCTTGCGCAATGCAGAAATCTGCAATGCTGCCGTGGTCTCGCTGTTGGCTGCGATGGCGGTATGTTTGGTCGCTGTGGCTGTAAAGATGCGCTTGAATAGACCATCGCAGACGTTGAAATTACTGACATCTAAGCCTGCTGTCAGCTTGCCGCCACCGCCACCTTCTTCACTTGCCAGTGCTGCTTCCTTGTCGCCAAGCCAGCCGAAACGCCAAATCATCTGCTGCATGGCTCGCTGGAGTGCATCTGCATAGATTGTCATGAAGTCGGTGCTGGTGAGGTCGCCAATGGCTGTACCAGTCTTCAATGAATACTCTGCGATGGTTCCCTTCAATGCCTCGTAGCAAATCTTGAGAGGGATTTCCCACTGTCCGAGTTCCCAACGCTTCTGAGAGTTTGCGATTCCCTTCTCTTCGTAGGTAGGGTCGCAACCGCCACCCTTCTTACCGACCATTTCCATCTCTCCGAGAAGAGCGATAGGGTCTTTCTCTTTGACCTTCTGAATATTCACGAATGAAGAGAAATCTTCATCGTTGTAGAAGGTTTCCTGCACGGCATCCTTGATGCTTGCGAGGTTTTCTGGCTCGAGTTTAAGGTTCTCGAGTTGCTGTTTTGTAAATCCTGCCATTATTTTCTTTTGATTTAATGGGTTAATACTTGATTATTTCTTGCCCTTTTTGTGGAGCTTGGCAAGTCTCTCCTTGATGGCGTTCTTGCCTTCCTCGACTGGGTTAACGTTGTCGCCTGCGCCCTTGCCGCTTGGCTGTCGCTGCGCTGGCTGGTAGTGGCTGCTGTAGCCTGCCAACACCTTCTCAGCACCGCCTGCCATCTTCACGGCATTCAGGATGCGCATGTCTTCCTTGCTCTTTGCGAGTTTCTGTGCGCCTGCCAGCTGTGCCTTCGTGTCGCTCAACTGCTGTTTGAGTGCTGCTACCTGCTGTTTCAACTTGGCTACGGTTTCGTTGTCGGTGCTTGATGCGCTGCCGCCATCACCGCCTTCACCGCCCTCATTGTCGGTGTCGTTGTCGGTGTTGTCTGCGGTCTGAATGTCGGTAATTACACCGTCCTCGACAACAATTGTCTTACCGTCCGGCATTTCAAAAGTTCCGTCCGGACTTGCCTTGTCGCCAACTTGTGGATCTCCCTCTTCACGCTCAACGGTCAGTGTCTGTCCGTCTGCTGTGTTGAGTTCCATCGCCTTTGGCTCTGCCTTGGCTTGTGGCTCTTCCACCACCTGCTCTGCTTCCTCCAGTGTCTTCACGCCCAACTTGGCGAGAATCTTGTCGAGGAGAGAAGCCTTTACTTCTGTCTTTTTCTCCATTGCTTTTGGATTTTGTTGTTTTGAATTAATAAAATTTTCTATGTTGCGTTTCGATGCGCTTGCGCTGAGTGGTACAATGGTGCTGCTGATAAGACCTAGGCGCAAAGCCTCGCTGGTGTTGATGAAGATGTCCTTATCCATCAGGGCTTGTATCTCTTCCCGGTCGCACTCGCACCGCTCTACGTATGCGTCCACCATCTTATCCTGCCACATCTGCATTTCCTCGCCCAGGTTCTTCAGGTCCTTTGCGTTCAGCTGGTCGCCCAACCCCCAGCCAGGAACCCACGGATTGTGCAGCAGGAAGGCAGCGTTCTCGTATGCCTTGCGGCTCTCCTTTGGTGCTGCGAGCATGATGATTGTTGCCATGGATGCTGCCTTGCCCTCTACGGTGCAGGAAATCTTCTTGCCGCTCTGCCGCAGTCGGTCGTATATCGCCCAACCCTCGATAACAGAACCGCCATTGCAGAAGATGCGCATATCGATTGTATCATCGTCTTTCGGTATGCTTGCTGCAAAAGCATCTATATCCTGAAAACACACGCAGTCGCCTCCCCACCATTGATACCAGAACTTGTTGTCTTGACTGTCGATGTCGTTGTATATTCTGAGTTTTGCCATTGAATCGTGATTTTAAGTTTTAAAACGCTGCAAAGATACGATTATTTTTCAATATGTTTATCTCGTAAGCAGTTAATTTTTCTAAACAAGCCCAAATTTTGCGCTCTAAGCGACTTTTATTGCCTTGGGTGTGTAACTTTACCACCTTCAAGCGAAAACCGCTCAGAACGCAAATCTTGATTAAATAACTGCAACCCTTAGAACCTGCCGATATTCTCTATCGTCTGCACTCTCCGCTGGGTTCGGTTTATCTCTTCCACGCTCACTACTGGCTGTGGAGCCATCTGATACCCTCTAGCTACAGCTGCCGCCAGCATATCCATGCCGATGTTGCTGTCTCCGTTGTTCGCTACGATAGGAACACCACCGCCTAGCTGGTTGAATGCGGATAATATAGGGCTGAACATCGAAGTCGCCTTGGCGGTCATTACACTCTCGCCATTGGAAAGCCTTGCCGGGATGCTGTCGCTGGTTCCAGTGCCCGAGCCTTGGACGTAGCCACCAGTGGAGAATCCCTTGACGAGTGCTTTTGCTCCTGCAAAGGCTGCCTTGATAAGTACCATTAATGCTGCTGCACTCGCAACACCTCCCCACGACTTGCTTGCAATCTCCTTGGCTAGGATCTGTGCATAGTAAGCGTTAACTGCTATCTCGATTGCGTCAAGTATTGATGTCAGCATCGATTTGAGGAATGAGTGCAGCGATTTATCCTCGCTCTCAAAGAACTCGGACAGACCATCTCCCATGGTTTGTATCATGTCGCTCATCATTTTCAGTTGCTCTTCTGTCAAAGCTGCCTTTTTCTTGTTGGCTTCCTCTTGCTCCTTGACTTCTGCATCGCTCAAATCCTTCTGTAGCTGCTCTTGCACGGCTGCATAGTTCTTGTAGGCGTCCATCTTGCTCTGAAGGAAAGCCTTGTATCTCTCCAGCTTGGCTGTATCGTCTTCCTCTCCAGTGCCACCGTTCATGATGTCCGCATCCTTGCGAGCCTTCTCTGCGTCCTCGAACTCCTTGTTGAGTTCGTCCACAATCTCCTTGGCTTGGTTCTTCAAGTCCGCTTTCGCCTTTATCATGATGTCGAGAAGTTTTGCCTGCATTTCTTGCGCCTTTTCCGCTCCTATCTCACCAGCCGCCACGTATGCGTCAATGCTCCTCGCTACCATGTTCTTCTCAAGCTGTTCGAGGTCGTTGCTGTAGTCTCGCTCGTTGTCGTACATGCCTGCGAGGTATCGCTTCTTAGCGTCCATTACTTGCTCGTTGTACTGGAACTGGATAAGAGCAATCTGTGCCTGCAACTCCTTTTCCTGCTTCTTCCTGCGCTCTGCTTCTGCCTTGGCTTCTGCTTCTTCCTTGGCTTTCTGCGCCTTGGTCTTGGCTGTGCTGCCCTTGGCTGGTGTCGTTCCCTTGTTTCCGTTCACTGGCTCGCTGCTGGTCGCTCCACCGTCCACATTTGCTAGCTTTAGGTGCTGCAATCTTCCGTTCACTGCGTTCTCGTATCCGTCAGCGAATGCGTTTCCGAAGTCTGCGCCAGTCTGCTTTATATCCTTCCATCCTTCCTTGATAAACTTGGAAAGGTCGAATATCTCCTTGAATCCCTGCTGTGCCTTGGAAAGGTCGAAAGTTACGATACCCTCCAATATATCAAGTGCACCCTTTAGGCTTCTGCCAACTTGCTTCATTGCATCGATGATAAGGTTTGCCACGCCCTTGACTGCCGACCAAACGCCACGGAAAGCCGCCCCCAATGTCTGAATAACTCCACGCAAAAGAAGGCTCTCGTTGTACCAATCGATGAAGTAGTTGATAGTATTGAACAAGCCTTTCATTATCTGGATGAGAATCTTCGTGCCGAACATCTTACCCTTCTCGATCATCTCCTCGAATCCGTGCTGGCTCATATCGAACATTGACGAAAGGTAGCTGTTCAGTTCCTTGTGCAGCTTGATGTTCTCCAGCTGCGTCTCTCCCCACTCTCCGGTCTGCTTCTTCACTTCTTCGATGTCCGTTGTCATCGTGTCTAGCTGCTCGATGAGCTGAATACCTGCTTGTGCTCCCTGCTTACCGAAGACGTTTTTCAGAACATCGCCCACCTGCTGGCTGTCCGCTCCGAAGTCCTTCATCTTCGATGCCACCAGCTGGATGATGTCGAAGGTGTTCTTCGTGCCGTTGGCTAGGTCTTGCTGCACCTGCTTGCTTGAAATACCGATAGCATCAAGGCTGGAAGCCGTGCCGCTGCTCATCTCACGAATTTTCTTACTCGCCATATCGATGATGTCGAGACCCTTGTCGCTGAAGATACCGCTACGTGTCTGCTGAATGATAGCAACCATCTGGTCTGCCGATATTCCTGCATCGTGGAAGGTAGGCGCATATTGCTGTATCTTGTTGAGCATATCGCCCGATAGGTCTGCACCGCTTGCAAAGCCATCGTTGATAACCTTCATCGCTTCCTCTCCCGATAGGTGATAGTTAGCCATGAGATTGTCAGCTGTGGCGAGCACGTCATTGAAATCCTTTCCCATCGAATCGGCTGTGGCTGCGATGCTGTTCCTCATCGTCTCCAATGCTTCCCCGGTGTACCCGGTGAATTCCTTTGTCAGTCGTGTGGCTTCCATCAATCCCTTGTTGTAGTCATAGAACCACTTGAATGCCATTCCTACTCCTGCAACTCCTGCCATTGCTAGGAAATAAGGATTTGTAAAAAGTCCGAGAACGGTTGTTTTGAATGCTCCTATCCTCGTTGATAGCTGCCCGATTAGTCCGTCACTCTTTCCTGCCATATCCACGATAGCTTGGAGGGATGCGCCAAAGCGAGAGTTGCCGAAGATGGCTTCCGTGATTGCGTTCTTGTAGTTACCTACGCTTCTCTGGTATAGCTGGATGCCCTCTTCCACCTCCTTGATGTCGTCCGTCAAAGCGTTGATGTGGTTTTGCAGTTCCTTGCCCTTTGCACTATCTCGCTCTGCCTTACTCATTTCCGAATAAGCCTTGGTTAGGTTCGAAAGTTCTGCACGCATCGACTTTAGACTGCCTTCCTGCTGTTCCTCTTGTCTGATGCTGTTCTGCACCTCCTTCTGCAGGGCACGCACGTTGTACTGGTACTCTTTGATGGTTGCGTTGATGGCTTCCGTCTGCACCTTGTATTCGTTGCGTGATATAGTGCCGTCTTTTTCCTGCTGCTGCAAGTCCTTGATGGATTGCTTCAACTGGTCTATCTTCTCCTTGTATCTGATGATGCCATAGATTGCATCCTCGTACTTGACCTTGATGTCAAGTATCTTCTGTTCTTCTGTTGTCATTGTTTCTTTGTTTAATTGTTCAACTCTATCATTGTAACCTCGCAATATCCGCTGCTTGTTGTCTTGATTTCAAGAACCGCAAAATACGCTCCGTACTGGGCAAGGTACACTGGCTTCGTTTCGTCAAAGTTCAGTACCTCCAAATCGGAAAGACTGAAACGCTCCACAATGTGGTGTGGGTTCGCCACCGTCTTTCTCAACTTCTCCAGCTTGTTGTCGAAGATGTCCTGAAGGTCGATGTTGAAAGCCAATTCCGCATAGCCGGCATCGTTCTTCGTAAGGTTCACTATGCGGTCTTTACATGCCTTGTATTTGGTGGCTTTTCTTTTTTTGATGGTGGTGTCTCCTACGATAACGTTCACGTCCTCCCACTCGTAGATTGGTATGCGGTTTTCGTTCGTGGTTGCAAAAGGCAAAGTTATTACATCCTGAGTATACTCCAGCGTCTCGTTGTCTATGGTCATATCCGCATCGTGCTGCTGGTAGACTGTATCGTCTTCCTTCCACTTGTAGATATTATGCTGACAATATTCCTCTACGTTGAAATCGGTCTGCCTTGGATGGTTGCTGGCTTCGCTCGGGATGAGCTTCTTCGTCCAGTCCACCGCTTGCTCCTTGGTTTCCCATAGGCTCATGATGTCGGCAAACGATAGTGTACCACCTCTGAAACGTTGGCTTGGGTAAGTCGAGGTTAGGATGCAGAGACACTTCAAGAAGTCCGTTACCTTGATGTCGGGAAGGTTCTTGCCGATTGGGAAATTACCACCGTAGGGTACTTCATCGCTTTGCTTGATGCTGGCAGTCAACCGTCCGTTGTAAAGTTGCAAAGCGAAAAGTCGGTTTCCCCTTAAATTCTTAGCCATAAAGGTCACAATGTCGCCTTCCGCAAGTTCAATCTCCCCTCGCCCTGCAATTAAATGAATGAAACGTCCGTCCACCATATCTCGTAGATTATTCTTTACCCACATTTTTCCATCGTCATCGGGCTGCACACCTACGATGTAGGACCTGGTGTATTCGCTTTCCTCTTGGTCGCTGGTGTGAACGGAAACGACCTTGATTTCAATGTAACAAGGTGGATACTTGAAGCCGTATTCATTTGATACGTATCCGATTTCTTCGATAAGATAAAAAGCCCCTTCTAAATTTGAAGCATTCCACGACCAATTCATCTGAACATCAAAAACCATTGTGCAGGCAATCTTCACTTCAAGCTGGCTGTACCAATCGGTTGTACTGGAATTAGCGAAAGCTTCCGACACCTTACTGAGTTGAAACAGAAGAGGAGGGTCGCCAACACGAGTTCTATTACCAAACCGCCCTTCAAGTGTCCCGGCAACACTCTGCCCTACAGCTTTCCTCGTAACAAGCGGAACGGCAAGTCCCTTTATGATTTCTTTCGCTTGATTGCTCCAGCCGAATGCCACACCAGTCTGTGCCGTGATAAGGTCTAGAATATATTGCACCGTGACACTTGGCTGCACCGTTCCATGGTCTGATGAGCTGAGAATATTTTCATCATCGGAATAGGTATGCATTCCGTTGGCTCTTGCGCTGCGTTCAGTATTGTTCGTAACGGTTACGGTGTCGCCAGTGCTGTATTCTTGCATGGCATTAATGATGAGCCGCGCTGCCGTGGCTGGTGCTTGCAGGTCTACATCTATTGGTTCGCTCTCGCTCGTATATTTAACGCTGTACGCTCCGCCTGCCTGCACTTGGGATAACTTACCGTCCGAGAGATAATAAGCCGCCACAGCCGTGCTTATCGCCATACTTATCATATTATCTACCGAAGGCTTGATGTATACGAGAATACCGGAAGGCTTGCTCTTTACAACATTAATTTCTGTTTCTCCGGCTGCAACCTCATACGTTCCCCATGGTGTTGTCTCTCCGGTCTTCGTATCAAGTGCTCCGTATTCAATAGAGCCAGCCTTCTCTGCCCGAACCCTGATGGATATTGTCTCCATTGCAACGCTCGTTTCGAGATTGGCGATGCACGCTCCTGCACTCACGAACATTCCGAGCATAGGATCTGGAGCTGGTAGTGCCGGATAAGTCTCTTTTTCTGTCTTCCCGGCATCATCGGCAAGGCTAATAACGTTATTGTTGCTGTCGAGTATTGCCCATGTTCGGAATTGTCCCTTGCCTAAAACCTTGCTGATGGTGGCTCTCATGCCTGCCGTGAAGGGTATAATGGTGCTCTTGTAGGCTTTATCTAGCACTCTGTCACCAGACACATATTTTCCAGTCTCTGTGCCAGTAAGAATCTTTCCGACACCCAGCTTGTAGTAATTATTGCTGTTTCTGCCTAGGTTACGGTCGTAGCCCTGCCATTCCTCCGAGTAGTCTTCCACCCTAGCCGTTTCGTATCTTCCATAGAATACTCCATCCGCTATTGCCTTCTCGTAGGTGTCGTAGCTGTTGTTCTTGGTAAAGCGCAGATACTTCGTGCAATTCAACTCGTTCAGCTTTAGGTCAGACGATTGCAGCGTTGCCAATGCCTGGAACAATCCCCAATAAATCGAAATCTCGATGGTTTCCTTTACGCTCAGAACGCTTGCCCTTCCACTGTGGATAATCTCCAGTCCGTTGCGGAAATAACGTGCTGTGTGGAAAATATAGGGGTATTTGCTGCTTGTGCTCGGTTTCCCGGCAAACTCCAGCACAGCCATATTGTGCGCTGTCTTGGGCAGGTTGATGGTGTATGTTGTGTTGGCGGTCATTTTCGTAATATCACGAAAAAGATTGCTCTTGATGTCGAGCGTGATTGCCGAATCCTCGCTCATATCCATCAGGATGCCATCGATGTATAGTTGCTGGTCTGTCATAGCTGCTGAATCTGTGTATTGTTAATACATAGGTTGCAGACGAAATCCTGCAACTCTGCTGTTTTCTTGGTGTAGGTTCCTGCCTTGATTGTCACACTCTGCCACTTGTCGCCACAGAGGTACATATCCACGACCGGGCTGCTTGCTAGGTCTTGCAGGAAATCGAACGTCTCGCTGTCTACCAATGGTGCGCAAAGAGGTATGGTGTCCTCTCTGCCGTAGCCCTGCCTTCTGCCGTTCGCTCCGAGGTAGCCGAATATTGTATCGTCATACTCTCCGAGGTTGTTGCGTACAAAGCTGGTGTCGCTGCTTATCGCCCTGCTCTCATCGCCTTGCGTGAATAGCCAGTAACGATAGAAGCCGTGACGGTCAACCCAGCGCAGGTAGATGCCCTTCTCCGTGTTGTCGGTCTTGATAGCTGCCAGTTCTGTATACTTGCTGCTGGTCTTTAGATAGAACGTGAAATCAAAGGTCGTGTCGAAGGTCGCCTGCTGTATCTTTCCATCATAGTCCTTGATTGAGTAGGATTTCGCTCCTGCCTTAAGAACCTTGCTGGTAATCTCGAAAATGCCCTGCTCTGCGATGTCTAGGTGCTTATTCGTAACCCTTCCGTCAGCATACACAAGAAGGCTTGTTTCCTCGTTGATGTATAGCCCGAAGGAGAATGGAAAGTTCGTGAACCATGTCAGCTTCTTGTTTGCGTTCCACGTCTCTCCTGCCCTCATCGCTCCCCAAACATAGAAGGTCGTGTAGCTGAATGTCGCAAGGTCGCTCCCCTCGCTGTTCTTGACCTTCACGGAAATATCGAACACTGCCCCGAGGTTGCTCTTCTGGCTCTCCCTGCTGTAGTCGATGTTCCCGAAGCTGATGCCATCGAAGAGTGCCTGCACATATTCCCGGTAGTCCATGATGCAATTATCTGCAAACGCTTCCACGCTGTACGTGTACGTCTTGGTCTCCCTGCTGATGGTTGCCTCGATGCTCGCAACACCCGAGCCGCTCGCCTTGATGATGCAAGGCAAGAATGCGAAGCCTACAGCGTCCGGATATTGCATCGTGATATTGTTTTTTGTCGTCTGTCTCATACCGTCTCATTGTTTAGTTTGATACTTCCCACCGACTGGTGGATTAAGAAAATAAGTCGCTGCCCCAGCCGCTTCATCGTGTCTGGAACGACATTGCTGTATACGTCAGCCCTGCCGCCCGTCCGGTGCAGTTTAGAACCCTTGTTGGCGATGGTGTGTGCGATGGCTCCTGCCATGCTCATGTCGCCACGCTCTTGTGGAGTGTACTTGTGTGCCCGGTCGGTCTTGTAGGGTATAGGTGTGCCATGCAGTCCCTTGTCTTTCATCCACTGCCGGATGATGCCACGGAAGCCGTATGGTATCTTTCCTGCCCTTCGTCCGGTCTCCAGTACTCCGAATGGCTTGTGTCCCCAGAGGATGGTTTCTTCCTCGCTTGGCTGCTCCACCTTTAGGCTCGCTATCGTTCGCCCTGATGCGTTCTGTCCGTTGATACGAATGTGGTTGATGATAAGCTGCCGTGCTCTCTCCACTTCCTCCCTCATTATCATCGATGCCGCCTTTGGGTCGAATTGAATGCCTCCCTTGCTCATACCTCACACCCTCCTATGCTCTGTGTCAGCTGAAGGGAGTACATTACGCCCGACACGATCGTGCTCAGCCGCTCGATGATGGTCTCGTAGTACTGCTGCCCTTCCAGCGGTTCGAACTGGTGCGACTGGTTGATGGCTCGTATCATCCTTGCCCCTGCCACCTTCATTCGGTCTATGCACTCTCCGTTGTCTTCTCCTTCTGCTCCCCTTGGTACGGTGTCGAGATAAGCCAGGGCAACGTTCACGGTGTCGTATACCCTGCCGTTGCGTATCTCTGTCGTGCCGCTGGCTGGGATGATGCAGACGATTGCCGGATAGTTCAGTTTCTCCAGCTTGGTGTCTGCTGTGTCCCAGTCCTCAAATAGGTAGGTGTAGTCTGGTAGCGTGTCTGCTGCCAACTGCTTTAATGTTTCTCGAATTGTTGCCATAATTATCTAGATTTACGTTTCATTTCCTCTGCCTGCAACTTCTGCAGGTTTCGCTCGTACACGCTTCTCTTGTTGTCCATTTCCATGCACTTGTAGATGCGAAGCCATGGCGTTTTTAGAACCTGGTCGTGGTCGCTGATGCCCATCCTTACCGCATACCAATCCAGCATGCCGAACAGTCCGAACCGCAGGGTATCGATGCCTGCCTCCTTCTCCAGTCTCGTTGGCTTCGCTGTGTCTGTGCTCTCGAATAGCTTGTTGATGCGCTCCACCTCTGATGTTACCCAACCGATGAGCATAACAACATCAACCGCCCTAGCCTGCTCCACTTCCTTGTGGCTCAGACCGAGGACGGTTGTCACTATCTGATACAGACTTTCCTCGCTGTCTGATAGCTGGGAAAGGTCTATCAGCTGCCCGATGGATAGCTGGTTGAGATTGTCGGGCACTTGCTTTCCTCCAACGAAAGCTGGTCGTGGCTGCTTGCCGATTTTATAGCTGGTGTGCCTAGCAACTGCCAGCCAGTACTTGAATGTAGTGTTATTATCCATACGCTTTATATTTTTTGTCGTTATCTTTGCCTTAATACGTGCGCCCTAGCCGTTCCATGGCTCGCTACGGATAACTTCTTCAAGGCTACGTATCGTATTGCGTCTATGCCGTGGTTAAATGCGTCTATAGGCTGGTTCGTTGTCTCTCCATCCCTTGACTTCTTCCACTTGTATTGCTGCATGTTCCCGATGATGCCGTGGCTGCGTCTTGTTATGTTGATGCGGAAACGCTTCAAGATGTCGATACCGTTGTTGATACTGTCCGCTCCCTTGGTGCTGCCGATTATCCACAGCCCTCGGTTGTGTATTTCCTGAATGCTCTTAGGCTCTGCCGAATCCGCAATGATAAGGTCTCGTTTCGTCCGTCCTTGTTCCTTGCATCGGTCTGCGATGTCATCGTTCGTCATTCCAGGCTGGTAGATTTCTTCGTCCACCCATAACTCTCCGTGTGCCAAAATAACGTGCTCCAGCGCAGTTGGGTCGTTGGTGAATCCGAAGTCCATACCCCTGCATTCCATCTTCCACTCCTCCCTTGGTGGCAGCTTGTCAACGATGCCCCAGTTCGTAAATATAAGCCCGGTAATCTTTCCGGTCAATCCTCTTGCATAAACTCGCCACAGTTCGGGGTCGTCAATCTCTTCAATTTTCTTGTGTTCCTGCTCAGTCAGGAATCGGTTGTTTCGGTGGTCGCTCAGGATTAATCGGCAATCATCCCTGCCGATGATGTTGTTGTGGACCCAGAACCTTGCAGAAGGGTTGTAATCGATGAACACCTGCTTTCGGGTTCGGATGGCAAGCTGCCAAAACACTTCGTAGGGCACACCGTTCGCCTCGTTCACAAACAGATAGTCTCGCTTACCGTTCTTCGCATCCTGCGCATCTTGGTAACTCTTGAACTCGATGATTGAGCCGTTCTTACCTCTGTAGCTGCTGTCGCTCTTGTTATTCTTGAACCAGTCCAGCAACTCTGCCCTTGAGTGCAGGATGGTGTCGAGGTCTCGCATGGCTCCCACTTTCAAGTTCGGGAGGTCTTGACCGCACACCGTGATAATTGCCATCGGATGCTCAAAAGAAAGCACTATAAGACGCTGCATGATGGTGTATGTCTTCCCCGAGGACGTGCCTCCTTGGTTTACGAGAAACCTTGGCTTCACGTCCGCATTCGGGTCATACAGTTCACCAATAACGTCAAATAGTGCCATTCTTTCAAACAATAAAAACTTAAAACAAAAATTATGGTTAAATTATTCTTTATCCAATCCTTCACGCTCGATTACTTCCTGCTCGCTTGATGCGCACTGGTGTCCCGAGTTGATGTAGCGTACCTCGATGCCGCCTTGGAAGCCTGCGTTCAGGTCGAGCACGACCTTGTCCAGTCCGAGCAGCTTGCAAATCTGCGTCTCTGCCTTTAGGATGATGTCGAGGTAGCGTGGTTCTCCGAATCCTCGCTTCTCGGCATCGTACATTATCGCCTTGACGGTCTCGATGGAAATCTGCTTTCCTCGCTCATCTACGACTGGCAGTCCCTGCTGGGTCGCTGTCTTTTCGTGGTAGTCTTCCTTGGACTTCTCCCAGGCTTCCCACGCTTCACGTATTACCAGCTTCAACCTTGCCACCTCGCTGGTTATCTTTTCGTCTGTGTCGGTAAGTCTCTCTTCCCTCCACTCCTTCAATAACCGCTGAATGTCGCAGTGCGCTTGATTGTATTTCGGTCTGTCGAGCCGCTTGCGAACCTCTGCCGTGATTTCTCGCTCCGTCCATCCCTTGCGGTATAGGGGTGCGATAATCTGCAGGCGGTTCTCGATGTCGATTTTCTGCGCTCGATGTTTGTTATTATTACCTTGTGGCATACGATTCTTGATTTAAAATTTCGCTCCGTTGTACTTGTATACGATATTTCCCTCGCTGTCTCGTTCGTCAGCTGGTACCATTTGCCCCTTCGAACATTTTGTATGGCGAGTGCGCTGCCTGCGGATTGTTCCAGCACCACTTCATGTAGTCGGCTGCGCTCATCGTGTAATACTTCGAACTCTTCTCTCTTGTTCCCATGTTCATCGCCTTATCCAGTTTCGCCCTCAAGAAAATCTCTGCATCCAGCTTGATGTCGCTCCACCTCACGTATCCCTTGCGCTTGCAAATGTTCAGTGCTTCGCACATCTGCCCCCTGCTGTAGTTCCACGTTGGCGGCAATCCGCAGCAACTTCCGTTGTGGCAAAGTTCCTTGAAGTGTGCGTCCGATACATAAAAGCGCATTCCCAGCTGGTCGCACAATTCCTTCATGTTCCTGAAGAACGGTTCTTTGACCTTGCGGTTCAGTCTCAGATAGCCGGACTGTACGCTGTACTTCTTGTAGAATGCGAGAATGTCGAAACCTGCCATCTTGCTGATGGTAGGCAACAATTCCCTCAATGTCGGGCTTCTAGTCTCTAAACAAAAGAATTCGGTGCTCAAGGCTGTAGCTCCTCTGTTGAATGCTTCCTTGATAAGGTCGAGGTACGTTGGCGTGCTCACTCCGATGATGAAGGGTCTCAGTCTCAACGTTGCCCCTCCTGCCCCTGCATTGGCGATGCGCTCGATGGCTTCCAGTCTCGCTTGTGGGCTTTCCACCCCTCGCTCTATTACTCTAGCCTTCTCTGCATCGCTGGTTATGATTGAGAACTTGAAGTTCCAGTTCTTCTGCCCTCTGATCAAGTCCATGTATCGCTCATCCTTGGTGAACCATGCTCCCTTGGTCGAGAAGCAAAGCGGATAGTCTATATCCTTGAAGAAGCGCAAAAGCTCCAGTGTCGTTCCGTACTTCCGTTCGAAGTTGTCGAACTGGTCGCTCATGCTTCCCCACTGCATAACCTTGCGAGCCTTGATGTATGGCGCAAAGTCTCCACCGTGCTTGTCGGGGTCAATGAACATTCGTTTGATGCGCTCAACGCTCACGTCCTTAACCTCCTTGTGCAGGTATTCCTTCTTCTTGCTGCCAATACCTCGCTGGTTCTGAGCAAAGCAATACATACAGCCAAAGCTGCAATTATTGTAAGTATCAAAAGCCATTGGCATTGAGCAGTCGGGAAACTCGTATGTTATTCTTGGCGTGTTGCCATAATGTTCTGCCATATCCTCATGAATTTATTTTGTTGATGATGAAGTCTCTGATTTGGTCTGCTGTCTGCTTCGTGGTGTCTATCGCTACAACGTCACACCCCGCAGTTTGCCATTTCTTTGCCGAGTGTGCCGATTCTCGCTGTCCCCGGATAATATCCTTGCTCAACGTTCCGTTCGACCGTTCTGCGAGCCTTTTTTGGATTTCTTCGAGTGGTGCGTATAAGAAGATTACAATCTGCCTGTCTGCATTGAACATTGCGTGCGTCAAGTTCGGACCCCAGCATTTAAGTCTCATTCCTTCGCAAATGATGCAGTCGGTGCTCTCCAGTGCCTTCTTCACGATGTCACGAAGTATGGTCGTACCGTTCAGATTGTCAACACCTCCGTACTTAACATCGTATCGCCCTGCAAATGCAACTCCCTGCTGGGTGCTGCTTATTCCGTCCTTGTAGCTCTCAATGCCACCAAAGCTTTCTATTAGCTTTCGGGCAACGGTGCTCTTTCCGCTGGCGTTGGTTCCAATGATAAAAACACAAGTCTTTCTCATATTCGAGTTATTTTTGTTAAATTTCGTCTCTGCCGGATTGAATTGTTCAGAGCGGATAGTTTATCCATTTCAAACGTTTCTCCGACTTAAACGCTAAATTTCCGACTATTCGGTTTTTTCTTTGAGTTCGTCCACATCAAAGTTGCGCTTCTCGATTGCGTCAAGTCCCAGCATGTCTGCCACGGCTTGTGCGTCCTCGCTGCGGTATACGATGATGATGCGCTGCTCTTCGTCCTCTGCTGGCTCGTAGGTCGTGGCTTCCTGCTGGATTTCCCAGGGGTTCAATCCCCATCGCTGCATATCGTCAACGTCAAATGCTCCCTTTAGCTTCTCTTCATCCCAGCTGCCAAAATAGACGTTATCCTTGATGATGAACTCGTCCGTCTCTTCCTCGGATAGGCTGTCAGCCATAACGACCTCGACCTTTGGTTCTGCCTTCCACTTCTCCCAGTGGCTGCAAAGCTGCTGCTTCTCTCCATCGGTCAGTTTCACGGCAACGGTATCTATTGCGTTCTTGATAGCTTCGTCTTCCATCTGCTCGATGTTGAGCAGGGCACGAAAGCGCATGTTTCCTCCGAGGATAACTCGGTTCTCATTACAGACGATTGGTCTCATCTGCAACATCTTCGGAAACGTCAGAATACTCTCAACGAGTTTCTGCATCTGCTGTGGCTCAATGCTGCGTGGGTTGTCTTGGTTCTCCACCAGGTCGTGCAGGTTGATGTTCTCGATTTTATTCTTCTCCATTGTCTTCCTCCTTTCCTTCTTGTCTTGGTTTCAGTTCATCAAAGTTCCAGACGATGCGGTCGATATGATCAACTCCCAGCAACTTGGCAAGGAATGGCTCATCGGCTGGCTTGTAGTGAATGATTACGTTCTCACGTGGCAAAACGCCATCGCCCATTATCGTAGGCAAGTCGTCAGGAGTTAAGTCTTGCCCTTCGATTTCAGGAGGTAGTTCCCCTGCGAATGGGTCGCCCTCTTGGTCGTCCTTGCCTTTCTTCTTGCACTTGCTGGTGCTGCTTGTTTCCACTGGTGCTGGGTTCCAGACTGGCATACCCCAGTTCTGAAGCTGTGCGCTGTCCCATCGGTTCGCAAGGTCGTTGAAGTCCCAGTTGCCGAAGGATAGGTTGTCTTTAATCATAAACTCCTGCTTCTGTGCTTCCGTCAAGTCTGATGCACTCACCACGGTAACTGTTGGCTGCTGCTGCCATCCCTGCCAGTACTCCATCAATGCGGATTGCTCCTCATCGGACAGACGCTGCTCTGCATCCAGCTTTACTTGAATGCTTGCTTCGTCCATCGTGACAATGTGCTGCAAGGCTTTCAGTCTCATGTTTCCACCCAATGCGTGGAAGGTCTCATCAACAACAATCGGGCGCAGGGTCAACATTCTTGGGAACACAATGATGCTCTGCACAAGCTTCTGAAAGTTCGCTTGACTTATCTCTCTAGGGTTCGCCTCATTCTCGCTGACCCTCGATAGTGCGATTTCTTCTGTTTTCATTTTCTTCTTGTTTTAAGTTCGAAATTTGTGCTTACCTGATAAACACTGGTGCAAAGATACTACTTTTTTGCTTTAGTTGTTTGTTCTTTGCACACTTTTAACTTTTTCCAACACTTCGTTTTTATCTTATCCATCAAAGGCTCTGATGGTCTTCTGCAGGGTTGTCTGCGGTTTCTTAGGCTTCACTCTGACCTTGTATCCTGCACAGACCCATGCGAGGAGAAGTGCGTCTCTCTGGTCTTGGTTCATTCTCGGCATCTTTTGTCCTGCGCTTACAAAATAAGCAAGTTCGTCTTGCGTGATTTTTCCGTCTTTACCCTTCCAGCACTTCTTTAGTGGCTTTACGATTTCGCAGGGGATATTGTAGTGTTTGCAGCACTCAACGATAAGAATTCCGGTCTGATGGTTCATCCCGGTAGAGCGTCCGATTGCTGCTGCCTTGACTGCTGTCATGAAACGATTAAGCACATGCCAGTTGCTTTTGTTGAGCCAGCCGCCTTCAATAACGACCTTAATCTTCTTGCAACTCTCGTTCATAGCCTTGAGGTAATCTATCAATGAAGGAAAATTCATCTTATAGGCGATAAACGTCTTGTCGTCAAAGACTGCTCCAACTCCGCTTTCTTGGTTGTCGGGGTCGATTCCAATTATAACTGTTCCTTTTTCCATTTTTTCTTTAAAGTACTTATTTTGTTTAAATTTCACGCATAAGCGTTTATTTTGTTTTGCTGGTGTAGTTTATTATCCAACACCCTTTACGTGCGCACATGCGTTATTATCCCTATCTTTCCCCTACCCCTTTCTTTCCCTTCTTTTCGGTTGCGATAGAGAAAGCTGGCAGGGATTCCGGAAGTTGTGCCTGCGCTTGCAAAATAAATGAATAACTTAATGAATGAATTTTTTTGCAGGGTTCTTCCTTCTTCCACCGCCAGCCGAATGAATAAAAGCATAATTTCTAACGATTTCTTTTTCTTACTTCTTCATGTACCACCTCGCTTTCTTTGTTTATACGTCAGACTTCGGGAGATGCGTTTCCGGCTCTCATATCGTAATTTCAAGATGTTATAAGTTTATTTGTTTTGATAGGGAGCCATCCCCTTCTGTCCTCGCTGGTTAAAAACTCTATTATTGAACTCACGACCGATTATTCTTTTTGTTTTTGAGCAGCCATGCCAGATGCGCTACCTGCTGCGGATTCTTGAACATGGAAAGAGCCTTCTCTACGTCCGGCTTCTTCCTCTCACGCATCGCTCTGTCGGCTACCCGGTTCTTTGTACCGTAGTTCCGGTAATGCTTACTCCAGTACTCTTTCTGATACGCTCGGTATTTTTCCCGGTTTCTCTTTCGCCACTCCTTTGTGGCTCTGAGGATCTGTTCCCGGTGTTCCTGGTAGTACGCTCTGTTCTTCTCCCTTGTTACGAAATCGCTCATTGCATTCAAGTATTACCTGATGTTCTACATATTGCTTGCGTGCCGGGCAGTATAGCCCATTTAAGCAGTTTCGCCCGGCATCGCAAGCCTTACATAATTCACTCGCCATACGTTCTAGAATGGTAATTCGCTGTTGTGGTCAGTGAATATGATGTTCTCATTTCCCTCGTATGGGATACAGCAGGCGAATTCCGCTGGCTTTCCGCTGCGTAAAGACAAGACTTTATATCTGTAATTCGCTCCCTCTCCACGGTCACGAACAAATAACGCTGGAAGCCATTCGTATTCTATTCCATCCCTTACCAGCACCTTGTCAAAGGTCTTGAAGGCTGACTGCTTCCTCGCTTCCTTCTCTTTCTTCCAGATGGCATAATGCTTGTTGAACAGTTCGACTTCGTTCTCTGTCGCTTCTCGAAGTTCCGTGTTAACGCTGATACGCAGGTCGAAGGCTTGGTCGGTCACGAACTTCTCGTTCTCGATTTCGTACTGGTTTCCGAATGTCAGCGTATCTTCGCTTTCGTTCTTGTCGATAAGTTCTCCTATGATTGCCAGCTCTCCGTCCTCGTCTCTCTCATGGAAAACGTAAAGTTTGCCAATTTCAAACGCTGGCTTCAAGCTCACAATCTGTTTCTTCTCACTATCCCAGCGTTTGCCTTCCTTTGCGAGAGCATCAAAGAGTTGCTGCTTTTCCGAGTCCGTAGCAAGGCGAAGTTCAATATCTCCAACATCTTCTCTGAATGGTTCTTCTAGAAGGAGCTCATCATTCTGGCAAAGAACTGCATGGAATCCTATATATGCCTCTTGTCTCGATTGGAATATAGCAATATGTGTACATTTTCGTACCACAAGGGCTACTATATCCCCATCCTTGAACTCAGGATGAGGTTTCTCAATCTCCAGGGTTTCCCGGTTCAGCTTTCCACCAAAATGCTTCTCTAAAGTGTTGATGTAGGTCTTGGCTTCATCATCGCTAACTTTCCTAAACGTAAAAGTTACCATTTCGGATTGTTCTTTGCTATAATCTTCGAAACATTCTTTCCACAGATAATGCTTGCTTTTAAATCTTGTGTAGCGATTATCTTTAAACCCTTCAAAGATAACATGTATGTCGCAATCTCTATGAACCAGCACGTCTCCCTTCTTGAAGAACTTGCTCCAGTCTCTCATTTCTTTCGAAGGAAAGAGCAGAACTTCTCCTTCTTTATAGATTTTTCCGTTCTTGTCGAAAAAGTGCTCTCTTCCGGCTTCGTCCTCAGTCCAGATTGCTTTCGCACTGTCCTTGTCGTTTGCCATTCCACTGTGCCACACCCTTCCACATTTTGGTGTGTATAACTCTGTACCGTACTCTTCATTTTTGAGTATCTCGTAAATATCAATATCTTTCTGTTCCATTGTCTGAATGTTTTTATTGTTTATAACTTCACTCGTCCGAGTTTAAAATAAAGTTCCAGCAGTTCCTTGGTATCGAGCCAGAAATCGGTGTTGCCAACGTATACGTGATGTCGGTGCTCGTCCGTGATGATTTCTATCTTTTTCATATTTTTCACTATTTAAAAAGTTCCTGCTGTGGATGAATGATGTCTGCTCGCTTCTTCTTAGCTGCCCAGAGAAGGAGGTTGGTGTTCTTAGTTCCAGCATTCTTCTCGAGGTCTCTGATGATGCAGGTCAGAGCATCGTGCTCCGCTTCCTTCTCATTACCGTAGAAGATGCTGAGAGTGTCATATCGGCTAGGGTAACCAGCCGGGCTGTCGTAACCATGCTTCCCTTTTTGAATGCTGTAGCCCCATATCCAGCCGAACTGGGTGTTGGCGGTCATTACCTTCCATCCCCAGTTGTCTACACCATCTACGGCATACTCGATTACGTGCGGATTGATGCACTCATCCTTGATATTGAACTGGAAGCCTTCGTGCTCTGCAACTGGCTTCTTGATGTCGTAGCTGTTTTCGGTCAGCCACTTGAACCAATCGTTCGATGTCTTGAATACGAGCCCTGCGGCTCTGCATTCGTGAAAAAATAATTCATTCATGGCTATTCCTCCGTTTTTTGTTCATCCGTAATCAACTTGCGCAATCGAGATATAACCTTACTTGCGTTCTCATCATGCACCCCTTCGTAAAGTCCAAGATGCATCATAATTATGTTTAACGCAGGGTCATCTATTTCAACAGCCCTTTCTGCAAGTATTTCAAGCACACGTGCCATAATCGTAAAAGTCACAGGATAAGGGGTGCTTTTCGAACACTCTGCTATCTCTTTCAATAGCCTTGGCATATCAACCTTGAACACCATGTCGTTCATAACATAGTCCTGAACTTTCTTGCTTTTTATTTTCTTCATATCATTCATACTTCTAAATCTTTACGAAGTGTACGTCCTTGCGGTCTTCTCTTTCACTATTCAGACAAGCAAGATTCATACACATAATGCCTTCTCTCTTACCGTTCACGATACACTCGTAGCAGTTCTCATCGGATAGGTCTATATCCTCAACCACCTTGCAATTTACACCTTCAATGCTAATTGTCGCCCCTACTGGGTAATCTGCCTTTAAGCATTCGCTGTTTACGATACATAACTCTTTTGCCATAATTCTTTGTTTTAAGCGTTTAAATTCTGTTTGATGTATAATTTACCGCCCGAAGCGTGAAAACGTCCCAGAGCGGCTATTTTTGCCCTCATCCGTTATTTTTCGGGCTTCCAGTCGATGCCCAGCCGCTGCAGAACTCCACGTTCGTAGTATCTTGTCAGCGAATCCTTTGCTGGCTTGTTGTTCGGGTTCTTCTTCAAGTCCTCGAGATTCTGCTGGATTACCCATCTAAACTTGTTGTCTTGATTCTGCTGGCTCGCTGGCTGCTGGTGCTTGGCTTGCTCGTAGAGTTCCCCGATGCTCGGTCTTGCCGTTGCCGCAGGATCCTGCGCCTTGACTGCTGCCGATTGCGGCTGCTGGCTTGCGGCTGGCTCGTTGTTGAAGTTGCCTTCCAGCACCTTTGCGAAATTCTGCTCATTACCGAATATCCAATCAAACTTTCCGAGCCAGCCATGCTTATTATTGCCGTTCATGAAGTCAGATGCCATCGCAATGTCAATTACCCGGTACAGAGTTTTCACGTCTCCCTTGCATTGGCGAACCCTTGCCTTGACCATCACCTTGCGGTTCTCAGTCATGAGCGTAATAGGCGGCATCGCACTCTTCGTCTCATCATGCTTGCGGTTCCAGTATTCCTTGACGGTAGCATAGTCTATCTTTTGAGATTTTGAACCCTTGCCGCCACCGGGTGCTTCGGGCTTGACCGATGCACTCTGAATACCTTCTTTAGAAGGTTTATTATTATCTGCAAGTTTACTTGCATCACTATCACTATCACTATCACTATCACTATCACTATCACTATCACTTAGGTATCGTGTCGTATCGCTTGGTATACGTTCGTATTCTTTGGTATCATTCGTATTCGATTTATTCCATCGTTTACGAATGTTCTCACGATTACGTTCGCATTTCTTTTGGTACTTCTGCTGGTTTCTATCAATCTTGTCTTTGATAAAGACGAAAGCCATACGTACGACTGGTTCCAGATTGATAACCTCGCCATCCCTTGCGTATATGAAGAGTGCCCGGGTCAGTTGCCCGAGTTGCTCGTCCGTTAGCCCCTCGATTAATTGATAGTCTGATGTGTATAAGATAAATGAATCACTCATGATGTTTTATTCTGATAATGATAGTTTCTTTTCCAGCTTCCGTTTTAAGGCTGTGGCCATACGGATTTTGTTCCGCTGGCTTGTGTCGGTCGGTGCTGTCACTTCCCCACCTAGGGAAATATAATTTCCTAACTGGAGAATTATATTCCTTAGGTCGGTTTTTGATATAGGAACGCTAGCCATAAGCCCTGCCTTTACTTAATTAGCAATCTCCGTGCTCCCTGCACCTGCTTGATGTACTTGGCGCACGCTTTAGGATGGTCTGCCTGAAAAGCCTTGGCATCGAACTTCTCGCTTGCCTTCGGTGCTTTCCACGTTGCCAGCATCTTTCCGTTTCCGTCCACGATGCTTTCTGCGTCCCCGAAGAACAGCTTCAAGTTGTCCTCAATCTCATCCTGCTCGGTCTCCAGTTTCTTGTTCTTAACCTTGAGTTCCTTGAGCCTAGCAATCTGTTCGAGTATCTCCTTCGTTGCGGTCACTTCCTTGCCAGCTACATGTATAGGAGACTTCAAAAGAACGTCTTGTGCGCTGTAGGCTGGCGGTTCTTGGTTGCCCACGATGTAGTCAAGCCAGAACTTGGTTATCTCGTCCCTCATCCATCCGAAGAACTCGGGGTCGAAGTCGATGTCACGGTAGCCGAACTCCCTGCCTGCTGTCAGCCAGGCAAGTGCTCCATCCTTGTATTCGCCCACTCCGAGGTTCATCTGAAGCTGGCAGAACCAATGCTTCGGAAGGTCTTCTGCATCTATCTGCATCTGCGTGGTCTTGCACTCTAGGATGCTCTTGCTCGCTTCGTTGTGCGTTGCCCCGGTTCTCCAGAAGGTGCGGTCAGGACTTACTCTCAGATACGGAGTATCGGTGTTCGTGATGGTGTAGTCGTCAGTCGATGCCTTGATGATGTGGCAGTGGCTCTCTCGCTTGAAGAACTGTGCCACGGCATCCTCCAGCAGGTGTCCTGCAACCATCGCAAAGTTCTCAACCTTTGGTGGGTCGATGCCCTTCTTGCGTCTCCACAACTGGTATGGCGTTTCCCATGGGTTCAGTCCCAGTACTGTACCTGCCTCTGATGCGCCTATTCCCTTTGAGCGGTTCTGCAACCACTCCTCTCTGCTTCTATATTTAATTATCTGCTTCATTGTCTTTTATTTTTATGTTTGCGGTATAATACATTTTCGCTGCTCCAATGATAAGCTGACGAACGAATTCATCCCTCTTCATTGAATGCACAAGTCCACTTGCGAGGATATCGGCTTTCCGGAACAGGCAATATGGAAATCGAAACCTTTGCCACCTTCTTCGCTTATATCCCCATTATCTTCTGCTGCAATCTGTAGAAAATTTCTTTCTTCCTCGTTTTCCTCGACCCATGTCTTGTATGCCTTGGCGGTTCTGTCAAAGTACTTGTCGATGGTGCTCTTGTGTTTCTGATTGTTTTCTTTTTCTGCCATAATTTTACTGAATGTTTAATAGTTGCCACGGCTTCCCTTGGTAGGTTGTGATGGGAGCCCACCCCATAGGTTGTGCCGTGGCGGTTCGGGCTTAACGTTATAACTTTATAAACTAAACTACTTTTTCGCTGCTGTGCCAGTCTTGCCTTGGCTGCGGTTCATTGCCTTCTGCGCCTTGTTCTTGGCATCATCGGCTGCTGCCTGCGCCTGCTGTGCGATGGCATCCTGCTGCTTTGGCTTTTTGAAGGTCTCCTCTACTGTGGTCGTACCTTCCTTGATGGCGTTGTACACACCGGCCAGCTTCTGAATATCCTCTGCCGTGACTTCCTCGGCTGATTTCTTGCCCAGGTATTCCAGCAGCATAAGGTCTGTTACCTGGTACACTTGGAAGCAGGCTACGCAGCTCTTCCACTGGCTCTGTACGCCAGTCTGCTTGATGTGCTCGAGTGCCTTTGCCTGCACTTCCTTCACCACGCTTGCAATCAATACCTGCGGCACGACCTTGCAGATTGCGTTACGCTGGGCGATGGCCACAGCTGCATTGCCAACCACCACCTGCATATCCTGCGAATAGGTGTAGCCCTTCGAGGTCAGAATGCTTCGCTTTACTTCGGTAGAGTATGCAACGTTGCTCTCTAGGTCATGGCATACGCCTTGTGCCGTGATGGTCTTGCCATCGTTTGCGATGATGCGACCAGCGATGCGCAGGTTCTTCCAGCAGGCGGAAATGATTTCCGTAAACCTGACGCTAGGACCCTCGATTACTGTTGTCTTTCCGTCCTTGTCCTTGCGCTCCAGATGATAGAAGCAGTTGTAGGCTACATCATCGTCCATCGCTGCCAGTGCCACCATGTTCTTCTTGCATTGCATGATGTCTCGAGGGAACTTGTGCGCTGTTGCAATCTGTCCGTCAATCTCCGAGCGGTTGATAGCTTCCAGCATTTCGCCACCGCTCACTTGAATAATTTCATTTTCCATAATTCGTTCTTTTTATTGTTCAACTTATTGTTCATTAACTCTAGTGGAAGGCTGGGGATTCGAACCCCAGTTGACTGCCAAAACTTACCCCCCTTGCCAGCTGCCGAGGGATGCCCTTCCGTTGCAGGGCGCACGCTGTCGTTTCCGCATATTGCATGGTAAAAAACAACTAATTAGATAACCTTGAAAAATGAGTTTTGCGTGCGCCCTTTGCCCTGCCGCTGCAGGGAGCCATATAATAATTGTTTAACATCGTAATCAAACAAGTTGATCCATAAGGCTGTCGAGCCTGCTTTCCTCGAAGGCGTCCATCGGGTCTTGGTCTGCGTATTGGCTGTTCTCCTCCAGCCAGTCGTCCATCACGTCTTGATAGTTGACGCAACCCTCGATAGCTTCCTCCAGCCGCTCGCTGTCGTTGTTGCTATTCTTGTGCGAAACGACCGCTGTGTTCCCGGTTCTGTCGCACCATACGCAGATGTTGCCTGCCTTGGTCTTGATGTCTACCCTAGCAACCGCTGGTCGCTGTGGATCACGGTCTAACTCCATCCAGATGGCATCGTACATTGCCTCTTCGCATTGTCTGATAATTCTTGGTTCCATAATGCTAAATTCTTCTTTTAACCACTACATTCCACTTGTCTTCTGGGAAAATCTGACGGATCGTTTCGATACATTTATTAAGTTCTTCGAGTAAGCAAAACGCTTCCACCATGTCACCTTCTTTGTACCATTTCCATCTTTCAGTGTCTGCCGCTTCCTCTTTTGAAAGAGGTCTGACTATACTCGCTTTGAAGCTCTGGTACTCGTTAGGAATTTCTATACCACCACAGTATCCTCCTATAGTTGTGTTTCCGTTTCTGTTTTCCACTGGAATACTAATAGAACAATAGTAATGCTCTGCTCCACCACAATAACCTATATAAGAAGTTATGTAAAACTCCACGTCACGCTTTCCTTTCGTATATATACCAGTTGTGGTATATTGTACACCGTTCAAGATAAAGGAGAAGCCTTCTCCAATCGTGCTAGGAATAGGAGCTTCCATCTCTGTAATATCTGCTCCACGTTCCACTTGTATCATTTCTTTCCAGCTCATAATTATCGTCTGTTTAAATAGTTAAAGAATGTCAGACGTGCGTCTGCAAGCGTCTGCTTGTTGAACTCGCTCATCGGGAGCACCGAAACTCCGTCCAGTGAAAGACAAAGCATATTGTCGAACTCCCTTACCAGAATGCGTCTTTTCGCTTCCTTCATGGTTGCCAGTCGCTTGCTGTCCTTTCGCTCCTGCTCCCACTTGGCGGTCAGCTGCTTCGCTTTTTCGTAGGCATTCATCATAGGGCAATCCTCCAGACTTTTTTAATCTCGCTGCCCTCGAATACCTTGCGGTTGTCGATTCTGCGGAACTTGACCTTAATCTTACCAGCCTGCAACCATCTGCGCAGGGTGTTGCGATGGATGCCAAGCACCTTGCAGGTCTCTGTCATGGTGTATCTGCCTGCATCCGCTACCTTTGGTTCTACGTTCGTCATAACTAAGCCCTCCAAAAGATTAAAGTTACTAACATGGTGGCAATTACCAGGGATAATACTTCGTCACTTGTGATAATCTCGATAAACTTCTTCATACGCTCTGAATGTTTAAATTGGTTTCACTTGATTACTTGCGCACGGCTGCACGTCTCTTCTTTGGTGTAATAACTCCAGCCTTGATGAGGATAACACGCACGTTCTGCTGGGTGCAACCAACACGCTGTGATACTGCGAGCATTATTCTGCTGTCTGAGGTCTCGGCAGGTGCTTTTGCTCGGAAATCTGCAAACATCGCTATGATGTTCTTCTTTCTTTCGTCCTGCTGCTTCTGCAACGGTGTTCGAAAATCATAATTAAAATTTTCTCCCATTTTATTTGTATTTTAAATTATTTTCTTTATCTTTGCAAAAGAGTTTTTAAACTCGTTCTGTAATTCGGTTGCAAAAATACAAAAAGAAAATTGAAAAACAATTGTTTTGTGGTTGTTTTTAATAAGTTTTTAATTAGTTTTAAATTGATTTACAATTATGAGCGGTGAAGAATTAAAGAAGTATATTAAGAGTTCGGGCTTGACAATGAGCGATGTAGCTAGAGAACTGGGTACTACACCACAGAATGTGCAGGCTCGTCTTGGACGCAAAACTATAAAAATTGATTTTATCCAAAAGATAAAGGAAATCATCGACAAGTGTGCCCCTCCACTCCCTGCCGAGATGGAAGAGGCTGTTTTCGGTTCGAATAGCTCCAACGTTTCCCAGTCGCTTGGTAGTGATGCTGCCTTGGCTGCTGAGAATAAACTGCTGCGAGAACAGAATGAGTTCCTGCAAAGTCAGGTAAAAACGCTGCTTGCCATTGTCGGGCAGAAATAATTTAGTAACTTTGCAAAATGAAAAAGTATGGTTAGTAAGTTAATTAAAGAGCACGACCGCAGGACGCTGCTTGCAACGTATCTGTACGGTGTCTCCAATCTGTTTATAAGCGGAACGGGCATTGGTGGGTTCTCACCATTGATCACTGGCGATGAGATAGGATTGTATAATATCCTTTTTATTGCCTTCGGTGTCATAGCGTCATTCGCCTTCGCTTATTTCGCTAATAATGTAATGAAGTATAATAATTCAAATGTTTAGATTATGGAACTAGCAACTTTATTTATGTTCATAGGTGCGGTTATCGGCACAGGTCTCGTGATTTGGTCTAAGACGAAATCGGGCGAGAAGTGGTTGCGTGAACTTTAGTTCTCGCTCAAGGTACAATATCAACTAAAATTCTAAGTAACGATGAAAGATGAGGATTTCATAGAGCGGAAGGAGAAGGTTCTTCTTGCCGCCCTCGGGAAAAGCTGGCTGTGGAAAGCCAGCAGGTTGATAATAGGCATTATCCCTCCAGTGGGTGCGCTTGTAATGCTGATTCACTGCACTCTGCTCTCGTTCGGCTTTCGGGTAAAACTCACGGAGTGGATATTCGACTGCTCGCTGTTCGGCTTCATTGCCTGGATCATCGTCAGCCTTGCCTATGGCTTCTGCTGGGTTCATCGAGCGTTCGCTACCTACGGAGTGCTGATTTCTTTCTGCATCGACTTCCAGCGTTCTTTCGGGTTCGGTATTTTTCGCCAGCCGATGCACCTGCTGATGGTCGCCCTAGGGCTGCTGCTCTTCTTCGTCTTCATCAAGAAAAAGGCTTGGAATGAGTTCTACGACAGAAATATTAATCATTTAAACGAAAAGTAATATGAAAAAGATAATGATGTTATTCGTGCTTGCGCTTGCGTGCGTGGGTGTGCAGGCGCAAACGGTCGTAAATAAGACAAATAGAATCAAGAATACACAGATTACTTGGTCTGTTGCTGGCAAAGATACGATATACTGCTACCCTTGCACAGATTTTAGCGACCCTCTGCAGCCAACTGTATATCTTTGGTTTATCGGAAAAAACAATCTCGTTAAAACGCTCGAATACTTAGCTAATGCAGAACTGGAAGAAGGTGTTACAGTCTCTCTTGATTACACTAGAGACAAAAATAGAATACAGAAAGCAGGCGACCTTTTTTTAAAAAAGTTCATTGTATGGAATAAAGGTGAATATCTCCCTAGGTGTTCGACAATAACGAAAAAATTTGTTAAGCAAGATTTGAAAAGGTTAGGCGTAAAGCCGCAAAAGCAAAAAAACCTTGGCGATGATGGCTACTTTGAATAA